TAGCTAACTCAGAAGAAGCTGTAGAGTTTTTACAACAAAATGTTGAAGATGCTAATACCACGGCAGAGCAGACTAACATCTTTTATGATGCTAACGCACAGTGGGTGTCTATGGGTTATCCTGTTAGTAGAAACTTAACGATAGTTCTTCTTAGTGGTAATGAGGATATGGGCTTAGACCTGTACGTGACTGAGACAGATGTATTAGCCGCAGGTAGTGAATCAGAGTTCTTTCAAACAGGACCAACTCAACTAGGTTACTCTTGCTTTATGTACGGAACGGAGTGTGTTGAATTGTGAGTTTAGAAAGCACAGAACTTAAGATAGGTGACACATCATTCAAGGGCGTATGGATTGCCATTGTACTTGGTATAGGTAGTACTATAGGTGGTGGCGTGTGGACAGCCTCTAGTTTGTACAGCAGACTAGAAGCAGTGGAAGCACAACAGATACCTGATATAAGCCCCATACGTGAGAATCTAGCGACTTTAGGCACAAGGCTAGAGACACTACTAAGTCAACAAGAAAAGCTCTTAGAATTGAATACAGACGTTTCTACGCTATCTAACGAGATAGAAGCCATGAAAGCTACGGTAGCTACAGCAGAGATTATTATTAATGACATTGGCGATACAGAAGTAAAGTTCAAGACATTAACTAAAGAGGTAGAGGATTTGTGGCAGGGTATGGACTACCTCTCAAATCCCCTTAAGTGAGGCATATATGTTACAACAACTAATCGGACCAGTAACTGGACTACTTGACAAATTCATAGAGGATAAAGACAAGAAGAATGCCATCGCCTTTGAACTTTCAACAATGGCTGAAAAGCACGCGCAGGAGCTTGCGAAAGCGCAACTTGAAGTTAATAAGACAGAAGCGGCACATAAGAGCTTATTTGTGTCGGGGTGGAGACCTGCTGTTGGTTGGACTTGTTGTATTGGACTTGCGAGTCAGTACATTCTTATCCCGATGGCAAATTTTACGCTTGCTCTTGCCGATTCTACCATTAAAATCCCTGTACTAGATATGGCTACTATGATGCCAGTACTTATGGGTATGCTTGGCTTAGGTGCTATGCGTACCGTAGAGAAGACTAAAGGCGTAGGGAGGAATAAGTAATGGGTCGGGAATCTATGGATAAGAGGAGAGAAGAATTAGAGGCTGGCTTGGCTGAAATGGAAGAGGGTCAAAACTGGCGTTATGCTAACAAAGAAGCCATAGCTAAGGGAGGTGACCTCGCACCTAAATACAGAGACTCTTATGAAGTAGGAGAGATTACATCTTTTGAAGAAGCTAAACAAGCCGCTGATGAAACGTACATACAGTACTGGTACGATAGAGCCAATGAGATTAGTAGTAAGTGGGAAGATGAAGATTATGCTTTAATAGGAGAACCTAAAACTGAAAAGTTTTGCCCTAATGGCGGCAATATATGTAGGGTTAAGCATACTAGAAGGGTTGTGCCTGAAGGTTATAATAAATACGTAGAAGCTCAGAAAAGAATTGAAGCAGGTCCTTTAGATTTTTCTGATGACAAGACACATTTTGAGTTAATTCAGAAGAAAGAAGGGAGGTTGGCAAGCTCCCCCCATAAATACTGGATAAACGAAACCGCCCCGCTACGTCAGGCTTTAGAAGCACAAGCAGACGTAATGACAGATTATTTAGATGAAAACAACATTCCTCTTTTTGTAGAGTTTCCCGAAGGAACGAGTGTAGACGGCTTAAAGGGAGAAGGTGTTTATCTAAATACAGGAACAGCCGCCCACATTAATTGGGATGATGGTCTTAAAAGAAATGAACAGTATCGTGTTTCTCCTGATTCAGAAGCGGGTTCTTATGACACTGTTCGCTTCCGACCACCGTCTGAAAATTTCGGTAAGCCTTTAGGTTTTTTAGGTGCTTTAACAGGAAATCCTTGGATTACTGCCGCGGCAACTGTAGCTTCAGGTGGAGACATTAAAGACGTAGTTAAAAATGTAGCGACACAGGCAGTCGTAAAAGAGATTGACATTCCCATAGTAGAGGATGGTTTCGCGTCTTTAGGTATTGATGCTGAGTTACTTGGCATGGAAGCCGCTGAGTTTTCAGACAGAATGATGGACGTTCAGTCCGATATTTTAACAGGAGAGTCTGGAACAGATGCGCTATTAGATAATTTCGGAAAGGCGGCTGTGAGTGCAGTAGCAGATACTGTAGACATTAACGTTGACTTACCAGAATCTGAATTACTTTCAGACCTCGGAGATGCTCTTAAGCCTATAGTGGGTGCTGTAAGAGAAGCAGGTAGTGATTTTGATGACGCAGTGCTACAGCCTATAAAGACAGGATTAGAACCTGCAGTAGACGCAGTGCAACAAGGAATTGATGTAGTTCAGGAAGCCGTACAACCTATTTCGGACATTACATCTGATGTTGAGGATGACATCTTAGAAACGGCTAGTGCTTTTGATGATACGTTTATAGACCCTGTGCTAGAAGCAGGTTCGGATGTGTTGTCTGAAGGAGAAGACTTGCTTAAAGAAGCAGGTTATGTTATTGATGACCTTGTTGATTGGGAAAGTTTATTGGAAGGATACTTTGCGAGTAAAGAAGGTGGTGCAAAAACCCCGACAGAAAGTTTATTTGAAGGTGAAATATACAAAACACCGCTTAAACAGTCTCCTGACAAGATATTCAGCGATGAAGCAATTGCAGGGTTTTTGAATAAAGAAAAAAATAAAAACACAGAAAATCAAAACTCTATAAGTTCTCTTTTGTTTTCAGACCCTAAAAATACAGAAGAAGAAAAGCTAGAGACTTCCGCAAGAAAAAGACAAAATATGCTCGATGGGTTACTGTCTTCAGCTAAACAAAAAGCAAGCGGTTTGTTTTTATAAAGTTTAATTTATAGTTAAAAAGAGAGAGTCTAATGACTTATTTACAATTAGTAAACAGCGTGCTACGTAGGATGCGTGAAGACGAAACAGCTAGTATTGAAAACACAACTGACTCCTATGTAAAACTAATAGGTGAGTTTGTCAACGATGCTAGACGTATCGTAGAGGATGCTTGGGATTGGTCAGCACTTAGGAGTACAATCACAGTAACTACTACTGATGATGTATTTAGCTATAGCATGACGGGTACTAACAACTCCTTTAAGATACTAGACGTTATTAACGATACATCAAATTTCTTTATGCGTTCTGCTAGTTCCTCTTGGATGAACAATGCATACCTAGTACAAGAGCCTACTAAAGGCTCACCTGAGTACTACTCTTGGAACGGTGTGGACGCTAACGGCAATGCCTTAGTTGACTTATATCCCAAGCCTGACAAAGCATATACCTTACGATTTAACATTGTTGATAGAGCAGATGCATTTACTCTTGACGCAGATAAACTAGTTGTACCTTCATCACCAGTAGTACAGTACGCAGTAGCCTTAGCCTCTCGTGAGCGTGGAGAGACAGGCGGTACTTCTTCACAGGAACTATTTGCTTTAGCGGACACTACGTTAGCAGATGCAGTAGCGTTTGATGCCGCTAGATTCCCTTCTGAAACTGTATGGACACCTTGCTAATGGCACAACAACTACAGAACATTACAGTACAAGCCCCAGGATTTGCGGGCATTAACAGTCAGGATTCACCTGTATCCATTGACCAGTCCTTTGCGGCTACCGCTAGTAACTGTATCATTGATGAATATGGACGTATAGGGGCGCGTAAGGGTTATACGGAACAGTCCTCTAATGTTTCCTTTGCCACAGACAGTCGTGGCGTAGAGGCTGTATTTGAGTCCTTAGACGCTAGTGGTGACAAAGTAGTATTCTCTGCGGCTGACAATAAAATATATTCAGGTCTTGACTTTTCATCTGACATAACACCCGCAGGAGCAACAATTACAGCAAACAACTGGAAGATTGTTAGCTTTAATAATCATACGTATTTTTACCAAAGAGAACATGAGCCTTTAATCTATACGGATTCTAGTGGTTCTGGTGTACTAGCTAAACATAGTTCTTTTAGCGGGGCAACCACACCGCCACAGGCTAATGAAGTTATAGGCGCATACGGTAGACTATGGGCGGCTGATGTATCTGGTAACACTAGGACTGTTTACTGGAGTGACACACTACAAGGACATAAGTGGTCAGGAGGTACAGCAGGTTCTTTAAACTTGACTACAGTATTCCCCACAGGTCACGATGAAGTTGTAGCTTTAGCGGCACACAACGGATTCTTAATTATTTTCTGTAAGCGTTCAATTATTATTTACTCTGGTGCTGAAAGTCCTGCTACAATGCAGTTAGCAGATACAATAGAAGGTGTTGGTTGTATTGCTAGAGACTCGGTACAGCACACGGGTACTGATTTTATATTCCTGTCTGAAGACGGTGTACGTAGTCTTGGTCGTACTATACAGGAAAAGTCAATGCCTATGCGTGATATTAGTAACAATGTACGTACTGAGTTGACTACGTTAGTTAAAGCACAACTTAACCCTATTAAGTCTATCTATAGTCCTGATGAAGCGTTTTACTTATTGTCTTTACAGGACAGTCAGACTGTATATTGCTTTGATATGCGAAATACTTTACCTGATGGTGCTAACAGGGTAACCACGTGGGCAGGAGTTAACCCACGTAGCCTAGCGTTACTACAGGACGGTAGTATTTACTTTGGTAGGGAAGATGGTATATTTAAGTATGAAGGTTATCAGGACAACGGTTCTTCGTATTTAATGTCATACTATAGTAACCCATTAAACTTCGGTAACTCTACTAACCTTAAGTTTCTTAAGAAGTTTAACATTACAGTTATTGGTAACGTAGCCTCTGAAACTACACTAGCGTGGGGTTATGACTATGATGGTGGGTTTACTAAAAAAACATTTGGTACTGAACTAGCTAACAGCCCTATATCTGAGTTTAACGTAGGTCAGTTCGGAGATAACACAACAACCCTTATTGCTCCTAGCAACACAGGTACTTACTTAGGAGCATTTAGTTCTGCACCTACAACCACTGTAGTAAACGCTTTGTACTACAACACAACGGACAGTAAACTATACTACTGGAGTAGTTCAGCTTGGGTAGAGGAAGATACTGTAGATACTGCTTACGTTGCCTCTAAATACACAATAGGCACGGACATACAACGTCCTAAGATTAACACAAGTGGTAGTGGAACTGTAGTAACTATAGGAATTGAGTCTAATATCAATGGCGCGCCATATTCAATACAACAAATAGATGTACACGCTCTACTAGGGAGATTAATTTAAATGAGTAATTATACGATAACAACTAACTTCGGAGCAAAAGATAGTCTTCCTTCAGGTAACGCGGGTAAGGTAATTAAAGGCTCTGAGTTTACAACTGAATTTACAAACATTAAAACAGCAGTAGCTACTAAGGCTGACACAGCGGGTGACACGTTTACTGGTGTGGTGAACTTTAGTGCTGACGTAGCTGTCAATACTAACACACTGTTTGTTGATGTGTCTGAGGCTAAAGTAGGTATAGGTACTGCTAGTCCTGCTCATAAGTTAGACGTTACTGGCTCTGCACAGATTGCAGGTGGAGATTTAATTTTACGTGGTGACTCGACTGATGCGGACACACAAAGTATTCGGTTTGAAAATTTTGGTGCTGATACTAGGTCTGCTTACATACGTGCAGATTATGCTACAAACTCTAGTGGCAATGCAACATCTTTAGTGTTTGGTACTAACCCATCAGCATCCGATGGGTCAGACAGGATGGTAATTACTGATACAGGCAACGTAGGTATAGGCACTGCTAGTCCTGCTAACACTTTAACAGTGGGTGCTTTAGCGGCTTCTGCAAATGACCAAGATGCTACAGTGGGCATTAAATGTAATGCTAACCATAGAGGTATTATTTTACAAGAAAACTCTGGTGCAGAGCAGTGGGAGATTGGTGTTGGCGAGGCAGGCGGATTAAAGTTTTACGACAGTGGTTCAGCAACTCCTGCTGTAACTTTTGCAGATGAGACAGGTAACGTAGGTATAGGTACTACTAGTCCTGACGAAAAACTAGTTGTTAAAGGCGGCACATATGCGGCAAACCAAAGTGGCGGCATGGCTTTGCAAATGGGTGATACTAGCGGCAGTCATTGGCAATCGTCTTTCAAAATAAAAAGTGACGGTAGCGGCAATGTCCGCACAACACTTGATGCTTCAACAGGGGCTATTGGCGGTCAATCACAAGAAGTCATTTCGATTAACACATCAGGTAACGTAGGTATAGGTACTAGTTCGCCTAATGATTCGCTACATATAGCCGACGCATTTCCTAAAATACTAATGCAAGATACTGATGGAACTAATCAGTATGGAGAGTTTTATCATTCAAATGGCACAACAGCTATATCAGCAAGA